TGGTGTCGGAGTGGATTGAGAAGACGCACGAGCATTTCGGAGGCCCGGCCAAAACCATCGTGTTCAGTCCGACCGTTGAGCATGGGCGCGAGCTTTGCGCCGCCTTCGCCGCAGCCGGGTTCAATTTCCAGCAGGTAAGCTATCTCGACAAGTCAGACGAAGAGCGCGCTGCGAAGATCGCCGAGTTCCGGCGGCCCGACAGCTTGATCCACGGCCTTGTTTCGTGCGGCGTTCTGACCAAGGGTTTCGACGTCCCGGATGTCCGCATCGGGGTCTCGTGCAAGCCCTACCGCAAGAGCCTTTCCAGCCACCTGCAGGAGATCGGCCGCATCATGCGGACCTTCCCCGGCAAGGATGTCGCGCTGTGGCTCGACCATTCGGGGAATTTGGTCCGGTTCGCGATGGATCAGTTCGACGTCTGGGAAAACGGGGCCGGCGACCTGTCCGCCGCCACGAAGCGCGACAGCGTCGCCCGGGAGCGCAACGAGCAAATCCGGGAGAAGGTCACTTGCCCGGAGTGCTCCGGCGCACTTCGCGGTTCGACCTGCACGGCTTGCGGATGGGAGCGGCCGGCGCGGTCGACCATTCAGCAGGTAGAGGGCGACCTTCGGGAATTCACCTTCGCGGCAATCGCTGAGCAGATGAGGCCTGGCATCCGGGCCGAGTGCGCCAAGGACCCGCGCAAGGTCTGGGATGCCGCCCTAGCCTATTGCACCGAACGGTCACGCGATGAGACCAAGGCCCGGAAATGGGCCTTCGGAATATGGAAAGGCATCTACCCCGGCGGCAAGCTGCCGAACGGTTGGTTCGGCGCCTCGGTTCGTCCGTTTGATCCGAACGCCTACGCCCTGGTTGACCGCGAGACCCGCCGGTATCGCAAGAAGACCTACGCTCACCGTCAGGCGACCAACGCCAACGACAATTCCCAAGCGAGGGCCGCATGACCGCGCCATCGCTCAACGACGCCGTCGCTCAGGCCTGCGCAGCGATCGGCATTGAGACGCCCACCCGCCGGCTCGTGCCTGATGTCTGGGTTCGCACCGACACGAAAGGAAAGAACGGCAAGGGCGACGGTAGCGTGAAGCTGGATGTCGACCTCAGGGGCGGCACGGCCATGAACTATCAGACCGGGCTGCATCAGCGGTTCCGGCTCGGCGTGGCGTCGAACGACAACCGCCCGGTCGATCCGAAGGTGGCCGAAAAGCGCCGGGAGCGGGAACGCCAGATCGAAGTCGAGCGCCGGGAGGTCGAGCGAATCTGCGCCGCCATCGTGGCCGGCTGTCGCGAAGACCGGCACGCCTATTTCGACAAGAAAGGATTCCCTGAAGAGCTTGGGCTGGTCTGCGACGACCCGCGCGAGTTCTTCCCGTCCGGCCGGTTCGGCGAGGCAGTCGGTAGGGCGCTGCCTGAAGGCGGCGGGCCGTTCCTGATCATCCCCGGCCGCATAGGCGGCAAGCTGGTCACCGTCCAGTTCATCACCATCACCGGAGAGAAGAAGAACATCCTCAAGGGTGTCATGAGCGGAGCCTTCCACCGTATCGCCACCGGGCGCGATACTTGGGTCTGTGAGGGCATCGGGACCGCCCTGACAGTTCGCGCCGCCCTGAAGGTTCTGGGCGCCAATGCGACCGTGCTTAGCGCCTTCTCGGCATCGAACGTCGGGAAGGTGGCGGAAGCCATCGCTGGATCACGCATAGCCGCCGACCATGACAAGGCGGTCGAGACGCTTGAGAATCGCGGCACCGGCGAGTTCTACGCCCGACGATCCGGGCGGAAGTGGATCATGCCGGCCGATCCCGGCGACTTCAACGATATGCACATGAAGCACGGCTTGCGGGCCGTGGCGCTTCGCCTGCGGGAGGCGCTGGGATGACATCGAGAGCCCCCGCCATCTCACAGAGCGGGGCCGGTCTGACGGACGGTCACAGACAGTGGCGTCAGATGCAGGAGGGCCAACCACGGGGCGGAACCCCAGGCCAAGCGCAGTCCGAAAGAGTGAAGCGCGGTTCCCGGCACAGTGACGATGGTGTCGCAAGTAGCACTCGACCGTTGGGGGTAGTCGCCCCACCAGCGGGCCAAGGCGACGGCTCGGCTCCGGCCAGCAAGATCGCGGAGGTATGGGGACCGACCTCGGCCGTCTTCGGGCGCCGGGGCTGGTCTTCCTATGCCTTCTGCTCAGGCTCTCTCCATCCAGCAAATCAAACTATCAGGGAAGACAGATGAAAGCGGCAAACGACACGATTTTGCGAACCGTCGCGGACGGTCTGATCCACAAGGCGGAGTGCAGGCCCAAGCGGTCTGAGAGCGCCCGGCTCCTGCGAGATGCCGCCGCCTCGCTCTTGGACGCAGACGCAGCAATCCAGGTCGAGGACATCGCCCTGATGAGCGCCAACGATGCGCCGGCCCTGTTTGAAGAAGAGGATGCGGCGTGACCGATGATATATCTCACTTCGACGCGAGGGGCGTCTCCGTACCCGGCGAGACTGAGACTGCTGTAGCGATCGACCGTCTGAGGTCGGTGGCCTGCGGGCTGGCCATCAGAGAGGTCTACCGGGGTCACTGGCGCATCGGGCTTTCGTTCCGCGCCGATCTGCAGATGCTTTTGTCCGAAGCGAACCAAGCCGCCCTTGGTCCGACTGTCAGGCACTTGAAACCTGCAGCGTGGCGCATCGAGAACCTGATCTTGCCCGGAGTCACGTTCACCGAGGACGCGCGGTATGCCGACATACTCAGCGCCGAAACTTACGAGGGCCGCCCAACGTCTCGGGTGACCCCTCTCTACGGCGACAATCGGGTGAAGCCATGATTGCCGCGCTCTACGTCGAAACTGACGGGGCCTATTATGGCCTGCCCGACGTCGACCCGTGGGATCAGGCCCGCGATGCCCGCCTGTACGCAGGCCCGCACCCCGTGGTCGCCCACCCGCCGTGCCAGCGTTGGGGCGATATGTGGATGGGCTCGCCGCTGGTCATCGCCCGCACAGGCGTCCGCAAGAAGCTCGGCGACGACGGCGGCTGTTTCGCCGCGGCGCTCGCGGCCGTCCGCAAGTTCGGCGGAGTGCTGGAGCATCCCGAGGGGTCGAGAGCCTGGGACTGGTTCGGCCTGAACAAGCCACCGCGCGAGGGCGGATGGATCATGGCCGATTGGGACGGCGGCTGGACCTGCCGGGTCGAACAGGTCGCCTACGGCCACGTCGTGCGGAAGCCCACATGGCTCTATGCGTCCGGCTGCGATCTGCCTTCGCTGATCTGGGGCGTAGATCCCCGCAAGCTGCCATCGATGGTTCAGCCGTCCGCCGCGCGGGTCGCCGCCGGCCGGACCCCCTCCGTCAACGCGCACGGTGTGCCCGACCGGCTCCGCGTCCACACGCCCGAACCGTTCCGCGACATGCTGCTGACGATGGCCCGCTCCGCCTCCCGCCTGGAGCGCGCAGCATGACCCGCATCCGCGCCAGACTTCGTCGAGCCCGCGACGGCGGCCCATGCTCGCATTCCGGGGCCATTCACTACACCGCAGATCGCATCCGCGAGGCAAGCATCAAGGGCGTCGGCCTCTACCTGTCCGCCGAAATGGTCCGCGCCCTCGACTGGTCTGTGATCCGTGAGGCCGGAGGTATCGACACCGCAGGCTGGCGCGACGGCCCCTGCTTAGCGGGAAATCCGAATGAGTAGCCGCACCCCTGAAAGCCACCGCCACACCGCCTCGGTCTATCGCTCCGAGGCTGATGCCCGGCGTCTGACCCAGCCCGAGTTCGCCGCGGTCCTCGACCAATGGGCCGCCAACGCTGATCGCCGGGCTGTGGAAGCTGAGACCCTGGGTCAACCTGATCTGTTTGGAGCCGCCGCATGACTGAAGTCCAAAGAGTGCGGAACGAGGTTCTGGAGGAGGTCGCCCGGTTCGTCGACTTCTACGCTGATGAGCGGATGCTGCTCTGTCAGGACAGCATCTTGCACGACCCGGTCCTGATGGGCTTCCCCGCCACCTTCGACAATCTGACGAAGTCCCGGGAGCTGATGACCGACGGGACGATCAACTCTGCTGCCTATCACGCGGCCACCGCGATCGCCGCGCACATCCGGGGAATGAAGTCATGACCAGCAAAGCCGAACGCCGCCGGAACAAGCGCCAGGCCCGGCAGGGCCCGTCGGCGCCGAGGGTCATCGGGGCGAACGACAACATGATCGGCGTGTCGATCGACGACCGGGACGCGGTTGCGAAGCGCATCGTCAGAGAGCGCCGCGCTGCGGAGAAGGCCGATGCCGAGGCCCAGGTCGCGCGGCTCACCTCGCAGGGAGTGGACGTGATCCTGCACCCCGGCAACATCGTCAGGGCGAAGCGGGTCGGCGGCTTGGAGTGGTTGCTGAGGAAGGAGCGGATCACCCTCATCCAGCACCGGGCCGGTGAGCAGTACGGCGACGACTTCGCCAAGGCCGATGAGCCGTCCTTCCGGTCGTGCCTGAATGACAGGGTCGGAGGCGAGCCCGAGCCCATGCAGGAGACGAAGCGCGTCGCCGGGAAACGACTGGCGCTCGCGCGGTCGGAGGCGCTGGGCGGCCACGAAGGCCTGATCAGCCTCTTGGACGCCGTCTGCGGCCACGGCGCTCGCATTCGCGCACTTGTGAACGGGGATGACGCCGAAGCGACCAGAAAAGAGGCCCAGCTGACCCTCGGCCTCGATTTTCTCGCCCGCCACTATGGTATGGTCTGAACCATGATCGGATTCGTCTACGTCATCGGCGCTCAGGACAACCCGGTGAAGATCGGCCACGCCAACCGTGTCGAGACCAGGCTGACCAGCCTTCAGATGGGGAACCCGGACGAACTCAAGATCCTCGGCAAGGTCGTAGTCCCCTGGGACATGGCCGCCTTCATCGAGAAGCGCACGCACGATGCCCTGTCCGCCCATCACAGGCGCGGCGAATGGTACAACGTCTCGGCCGAGGCCGCGTTGAAGGCGATCGGGGGCGTGAAGGCTGCGGTCGAGGTGTCCAACGACAACGACCGCCACAACGCGACCTATCTGGACGACATCTTCAAGACCTACACGCTCCACCCGTGGGCGAGGCACGCCCTCAACCACTACCACGTCCGCCTGAACACCAACGGCGGCCATGTGGACGTGAAGAAGATGAACGCCCTGATCCAAGCGAACGCCGGGACCGCCGCCCTTCTGGCCTTCCAAACCTTCCGGGAGCGCAAGGCGTTCTTCTACAACCTCCAGCGCAAGGACCCGGCGACGTTCCGGGCCGCCTGCGAGGCCGTGGTGAAGGCGATCAACACCCTCAGCATCTGGTATGCCGAGAGCCGGCAGGCACGACTGCTTGACAAAATCCCCGGAAACGCGGCATAGGTTTCGTCATCGGTCAAAGATGTGACCGCCACAGCACCCTCCGGCCCCGGCCCGAGGGTGTTTTCGTTCCCGCCGCCCATGTTCGGACGCCACGGCAAAGGCTGGCGCAGCGGGACACCCAGACAGTTTCTCAGCTTGGCGCCGACCCGGTCCACACGCGACCCATACAGCGCGCCAGAGGCCCGGAGGTATCCGGGCAAACCCCGCCCTCGCCAATGATCCCACCGCCGGGGCCGACGGTTGCCCACACCAAACGCCGGTGGGGGAGGTGAGTGGCGGCGACAATCAGGAGGCCGCATGGCCCGCCCCAGCTCGTTCAACGAGGCCCTGGCTCACGACATCTGCGAGCGCATCGCGGACGGGGAAAGCCTGAGAGGCATCTGCGAGGGCGAGGATTACCCGGACCGCAGGACAGTCAACCGGTGGCTCGCCGACCCGGAGCAAGCCGAGTTCCGCCGCCAGTACGCGCTCGCGCGCGAGGCCTCGGCCGACTCGGACGACGACGACATCCGGGACATCGCTCGCCGGGTGGAGAAGGGCGACCTCGACCCCCAGGCCGCCCGCGTGGCCATCGACGCCAAGAAGTGGTCGGCTGGCAAGCGGAAGCCGAAGGTCTACGGGGACGCCACGACGCTGAAGCACACCGGCGCCGACGGCGGCCCGGTCCAGTTCGCCAACATGACGGAGGCCGAGATTGACGCTCGCCTCGCCGCTGCTATCGCCGGAGGTTCTGAGCCGGCTGTCGCTCGCGAAGAAGGCTGAAGTCCTCGCTCTGCTGGAGCGCAAGGCCGAGATCGTCCGGGCACGGGAGGCCGAGCAGGCACGGGAAACCGAGCGCCGCCGGATTGAACGGGACTTCTTCGCCATCCGGGAGCGGTGCGAGAGCCTGGCCGGGTTTGTCCGGGAGGCATGGCGGACGCTGGAGCCGAACACGCCGCTGGTCTGGAACTGGCACCTCGACGCGCTCTGCCTCCACCTCGAGGCGGTGACGGACGGCCGGATCAACCGTCTGGCGGTGAACATCCCGCCCGGGTCGTCCAAGTCGATGATCGTCTCGGTATTGTGGCCCGCGTGGGAGTGGGGCCCGCGGGGGATGCGCTCGCTGCGCTACCTGACCACATCCTTCGCCGAAGACAGCGTGAAGCGGGACACCCGGAAGCACCGGGACCTGACCCTGTCGGAATGGTATCGCTCGCTCTGGCCGGAAGTCATCCTCGTCCGCACCGGCGAGATGAGCTTCGCCAACCAGGACACCGGCACCCGGGAAGGCACGCCGTTCGGATCCCTGACCGCCAAGCGCGGCGACCGCCTCATCATCGACGATCCGCACTCCACCAAGACCGCCGAGAGCGATGCGGAACGGTCGGCCACGGTGCGCCAGTTCCGGGAAGGCGCCCTGAACCGCCTGAACGATCAGGAGCGCTCCGCCATCGTGGTGGTGATGCAGCGCCTGCACGAACAGGACGTCACCGGCGCCATCATGAAGCTGGGCCTCGGCTTCGTCCTGCTGATGCTGCCGATGGAATTCGAGCCGCAGCGGCGGTGCAGCACATCGATCGGCTGGACCGACCCGCGCACCGAGGACGGCGAACTGCTCGACCCGGTCCGCTTCCCCCGCAAGGTGGTGGACGACCTCAAGAAGGGCCTCGGCTCCTACGCCTACGCCGGCCAGTACCAGCAACGCCCGGCGCCCCGCGAAGGCGGACTGTTCAAGCGGTCCTGGCTCCCCGTCGTGGACGCCCTGCCCAACGACATCGTGTCATGGTGCCGGGCCTGGGATATCGGGGCGACCAAGGGCGGCGGCGACCCGACGGCGGGCGTGAAGGTCGGGAGATCGCGCGACGGCGTCTTCTACATCGCCGATGTGAACCGGGCTCAGGAGGGCCCGGCCGAGGTTGAGCGGATGATCCTCTCGACCGCCAGCCTCGACGGGACCGGCGTCACCCTCCGCATCCCGCAGGACCCCGGAGCCGCCGGCAAGGCCTACGCCCAGACGCTGGTCCGCATGCTCGCCGGCTATCCGGTCAAGACCGTCGCCCCGACCGGCGACAAGACCACCAGAGCCACCCCCGCCGCGGCCCAGGCCGAAGCCGGCAACGTCCGCCTCCTCCGTGGTCCATGGAATGAGGCGTTCACGGAAGAGCTCTGCACCTTCCCGGCCGGCGCGCATGACGATCAGGTCGACGCCTTCGCAGACGCCGTGAACGAACTGGCGCTGGCGCCCGGACCTGTGACGGTCACGGCCCTTCGGATCTAGGAGATCGCATGACCGCAAAGGTGGACGCGCGATCGGCTGGCGTCGGCGCCATGGAGGCGGCGTGGGCGGTCTCTGAGCCCCTGATGGGCGGAACCGCCGCCATGAGGGCCGCGGGCGAGAAGCATCTACCGAAGTGGCCGAACGAGAGCCCGGACGCCTACAAGGCCCGCAAGGAGACCGCGACGCTCTTCCCGGCCTTCCGCCGCACCGTCTCAGTGATGGTCGGCAAGCCGTTCTCGAAGGAACTGACCCTCGGCGACGACGTGCCGGCCCAGATCAAGGAGTGGGCGGCCGACATCGACCGCGAGGGCGTCAGCCTGCACGTCTTCGCCGCCGAGATGCTGGGCGAGGCCTTGCCACACGGGATGGCCGGCATCCTCGTCGAGGCCCCGAAGCCGGTTCTGACCGCGGGACGGGTGGTCACCCAGGCCGACCAGAAGGCTGCCGGTGTCCGTCCCTACTTCGTCCGGGTCATGCACCGGCAAATCCTGGGATGGCGGACGACCTCGGTCGACGGGGTCCGCCGCCTGACGCAGCTTCGCCTCGCGGAGGACGCGACGGTCGATGACGGCCTTTACGGCGAGAAGACGGTCGCCCGTGTCCGCGTCCTGACCCCGGGAGCGTGGGAGGTCTGGGAAAAGGCCGAGACCAAGGGGCCGGCCGGCGAAGACCAGTGGACGATGGTCGACTCCGGCACGACCGGCCTGACCTACATCCCGTTCGTTCCGCTCTACGGCTGGCGCCTCGGCTTCATGCGCGGCCAGTCGCCGCTGCTGGACCTCGGCCACCTCAACATCAAGCACTGGCAGAGCCAGAGCGATCAGGACACCATCCTGCACACCGCCCGGGTGCCGATCCTCGCGATCATCGGGGCGAACGACCAGACCAGCCTGACCATCGGCGGATCCTCGGCCGTCAACATCCCGGTCGGCGGCGACATCAAGTGGGTCGAGCACGGCGGCGCATCGATCGACGCAGGCCAGAAGTCGCTCGAGGCCCTTGAGGACCAGATGATCCAGGCCGGCGCCGAACTGCTGGTCAAGAAGCCCGGCCAGCGCAGCGCCACCGAGAGCGCCAACGACGCCGAAGCCAACAAGTCGGACCTGCAGCGCATCACGGAAGGCTTCGAGGACAGCCTTGATCAGGCCCTCCAGATGATGGCCGACTACGCCAACCTCGGGTCGGGCGGGAAGGTTTCGCTCTACAAGGACTTCGGCGCCGCAACGCTGTCGGACGCCTCGGCCCAGCTGCTGGTCGGCATGGCGCAGGCCGGGCAGATCAGCGACGAGACCCTGATCGAAGAGATGAAGCGCCGCGGCGTGCTGTCGCCGGACATCACCGCCGCCGATGAGGCGGAGCGCATCGAGGCGCAAGGCCCGGCGCTCGGGACTATGACGGACGAAGAGGAAGAGCCGGAACAGCCGCCCCAGAAGACCGGAGTCGCCGAATGACCCGCGTGGTGATCGAGGCCATCGACTACACCCGCATGGTGGTGGTTCTGGACACTGGCGCGACGCTTCCGATCACGGCCCTGCTGGACGGCGAGGGAGACATGACGGAAGACCTGAGCGAGGCCGTGGCCCTCACCGCAGGCACGCCGCTCGTCGGGTTCGTCGCGGCCAGCCTGTCGGACTTCGGCCCAAGGGTGCTGCATTGACCACCATCGCCTATCGCAACGGCGTTCTGGCGGCTGATCGCAGGGCCTATGGCGGCGACAAGGTGCCCTTCGGCCTCAAGACCAAGATCCACGAACTGGCGGATGGGACTCTGTTCGGGTCCAGCTCGTGCAGCGTGGGGGCCGACCGCCTGATCCGCCGCTGGTTGGAGGATGGGTGTCCGGCCCCGAAGTCGGGCGACCTGACGCCGGAGACCTTTGAGGCCATCGTCATCCGACCGAACGGCGACGTCTACTTCGCCTGCAACAACCTCGAACTGTCGGGCCCCGTCGAGGCGGAATACGTGGCCATCGGGTCGGGCAATCAATACGCCCTCGGTGCCATGGCGATGGGCGCGGGACCGGAACGGGCCGTTGAAATCGCCAGCGAACTGGACGTCTGGTCCGGGGGCGGCGTCACGGTCCTGCGCCACGAGGGCTGACATGGCCACCCCGGCAGAGCGCCTTCTGGACGAAGCGGTAAGGCACCGCATCGCCCTCTCGCGCTACAGCACGACAGTCGTCCGCCGCGTTCTGGCCCAACTGAACCGGACGGACGCTGAACTGGTCGCCCGGATCGCAAGGGCCGAGATTGACGGGGCCAGCACGCTTCAGACCGAACGCCTTCTGGAGGAAGTCCGGGCGCTTCAGGCTGACGGCTGGACGGTGCTGCGGTCGCGCCTTGTGGACGATCTGGAGGGGCTGGCGGAGGTAGAGCGAGACTTCGCGGCTCGCATGGTGCGGTTCGGGCAGCAGTCGGCCAGCGCTGCGCTCTCGACCAACGTCCCGACGACGGCCCAGGTTGTCGCCGCGGTGAACGCCAGACCATTTCAGGGCCGCTTCCTTGCCGGGTGGTTGGCAGAGGCGGAAGCGGGGGCAGCCAAACGGGTTCGCGAGACGCTGAGACAGGGGTTCATCGAGGGCCGGTCTGTCGCCGATCTGGTCAGGGACATCAGGGGCACGCGGGCGCTCCAGTATCGTGACGGAGTGCTGGAGATCAGCCGGCGCGGCGCCGAGGCCATGGTTCGCACGGCCATGACCCATACGGCGGCGGTGTCCAGCCGGGTCACCTACGAAGCCATGGGCGTGGCGGAGGCCATGTTCCTCGCCACCCTCGACGGCAGAACGACGTTGACGTGCATCAACCTGCACGGAAAGACCTACACGCTGGAGCGGTTCCCGTGGCCTCCCCGCCACACAGGTTGCCGGAGCACTCCTTCACCAGTGATTGAGGGCCTGCCGGCGGTTGAGCCACCGTCCTATGACGAATGGCTCCGCCGCCAGCCCGCGAGCGTCCAGAACGATGTGCTGGGGGTGACAAAGGCCAAGCTCTGGCGCGAGGGTTCGGTCAAGCTGGATCGCTTCACGGACAACAAGGGCCGCGTTCTGACACTGGAGCAGCTTCGCCGCCGGGATGGTGCAGCCTTCGGCGGACTGTGATAGCGTCAGCGCATGGAAAAATCTGCCAGCCCCAATGTCTGCCCGCCGAAGGTGCGGGAGTTGGCGGACAGTCTCCGCGCCATCGGAGCGACCCTTCCGCCGCCTGACCGCGAGACCATCGAACAGGCGGCGTCGTTCATCTATCTGTCCGGCGCAGCGCTCAAGGCGTGAGCCACCTCCGCGTCATCGACGGCACGCCCGAGCCGGAAGGCCCCCGCAAGCGTATGCGGGCCAAGGTTCAGCCGCCTCACATCATCCGCTGCCCCCGCTGCACCGGTCTGGCCATGATCGAGGTCCGGCTGGGGATGGAGCATCGGAACGGAAAACCGACCGGCGGCGCAAAAGCCACCGTCTGCGCCGTCTGCCTCGCTCGCGGGGAATACGTCACCACCTGATCCGCCCCACAATCGAACCGGAGGCCGCCCATGATCGCTGTGATCCTCGGGGGCTCCCGAGCCGTGTGGGATGAGTGTCGCGCCGCCCTCGCCATGATCGGCGACCAGCCGCACATGATCGTTGCCACCAATCACGCCGGGACCCGCTACGGCGGCGAACTCGACGCGTGGGTGAGCCTGCACCCGGATTTCTTCGCCAACGCCCTGCCGCGCCGGCTCAACGCGGGGCTGAACCGACCCCTTCTCTACGCCCCGGCAAAGCACAGCGACACGCCCGGCATCAAGGCTGTTCCGACTCGCTGGGATGGTTCGTCCGCCCTCTACGCCGCCCAGATCGCCATGAAGCAGTTGAAGGCCAAGAAGGTCATCCTCTGCGGCGCCCCTCTGGATAGCGAAGCGGGTCACATCGCCGTCCCCGGCCGATGGGGCGACCCGGAACGCTACCGGACCGGCTTCGTCACCGCCCTTTCCGAGATCGAGCACAAGGTCCGGTCCATGGGCGGCTGGACTGCGACGCTCCTTGGCGAGCCCTCGCCCGGATGGATCGCCGCCAAAGCCTGATCCGCACCTGTTCGAACAGTTCAGCCGCTCCATCCCGGGGCGGCTTTTTCGTGCCCTCAGCCAGGATCGGCGGGGCGTCCGGGCCAGATAGCCCACAGCCACGGTCGGATGACCGAGAAAGCCTGAACCATGAAGCTCAAGACCCAGACCATCGAGGGCGTCGAATATGCCGTCGTGCAGGACGGCAAGCCCGTCTACATCGGCGACGACAGCCGCGAGATCGCGTTCGACGCGCCCGGCACCGTCGCCACCATCACGAGGTTGAACGGGGAGGCCAAGGGTCACCGGGAAGCCAAGGAGAAGGCCGAGACCGCGCTCAAGGCCTTCGAGGGCATCACCGACCCGGCCGCCGCGCTGAAGGCCGTCGAGACGCTGGGCTCGCTGGACCAGAAGAAGCTGATCGACGCCGGCGAGGTTGAGAAGGTCAAGGCCGAGATCGCGAAGACCTATCAGGAGAAGCTGGACGCGGCCGAAGCGTCCCGCACCGCCCTGGAGACCGAACTGCGCTCCGAGAAGATCGGCGGCGCCTTCTCCCGGTCAAAATTCCTCGCCGAGAAGGCCGCCATCCCGGCCGATCTGGTGCAGGCGCGCTTCGGCCAGAACTTCAAGCTCGAGGACGGCAAGGTCGTCGGCTACGACGCGACCGGCAACAAGCTCTACTCCAAGACCCGCCCCGGCGAGATCGCTGAGCCTGACGAGGCGCTGGAGATGCTGTTCGACGCCTATCCCTACCGCGACCAGATCCTCAAAGGTGACGTGAAGGGCGGCGGCGGCGCTCAGAACCCGAACGGCGGCGCCGGCGGCAAGCGCACCATGACCCGCACCGAGTTCGCGGCCCTGCCCCCGGCCGACCAGATGAAGGCCTCGCAGGAAGCGACCATCGTCGACTGACCATTTCGGCCCTTCCGTGGATGCGGGAGGGCGCCTGAGCCGGATGGCTCCCTACCCGGCAGGTTAGCCGATCCCTCCGAACCTCAGACCCCCTCCTTCTTCCCCTCATGCCTTGAAAGGGCTGAAACACCATGGCCAACACCCTCACGGGCCTCGTGCCCACCATCTACGCGGGACTCGACGTCGTCTCGCGTGAGCTGATCGGGTTCATCCCGAACATCCAGCGCGACGCCAAGGCGGAAAGCGGCGCGGTCGGCCAGACCGTCCGGTCGCCGGTTGTCCCCGCCATCGCCACCGAGAACATCACCGCCGGCAACACGCCCGCGGACTCGGGCGACCAGACCCAGGGCTACGTCGATCTGTCGATCACGAAGTCCAAGGCCGCCCCGATCCGCTGGACCGGCGAAGAGCAACTGTCGGTGACCAAGGACGGCGTGATCAACACCATCCTGGTCGATCAGTTCTCGCAGGCGTTCCGCGCCCTCGCGAACGAAGTCGAGACCGACATCGCGGGCCTGCACATCGCCGCCTCGCGCGCCTACGGCACCGCCGGCACCACGCCGTTCGGCACCGCGGCCGATCTGTCCGACCTGGCCCAGGCCAACAAGATCCTGGACGACAACGGCGCCCCGGCGTCGGGCCGTCACATGATCGTCGGCTCGGCCGCCCGCGCCAACCTGGAGGGCAAGCACAGCGAGCTCTTCAAGGTCAACGAGGCCGGCGACCAAGGCGCCCTGCTCCGCCAGCGCAACATGCGCCAGCTGATGGGCTTCGGCATGGGCTACTCGGCCGGCATCGCGACCAGCACCGCCGGCACTGGCGCCTCGGCCACCACGGACAACGCCGGCTACGCGGTCGGCGCGACCACCCTGACGCTGGCCTCGGCCGGCACCGGGACCATCGTGGCCGGCGACGTGATCACCTTCGCGGGCGACACCAACAAGTACGTCGTCGTGTCGGGTGACGCCGATGTGTCCGGCGGCGGCACGATCACCATCGCCGCTCCGGGCCTGCGCGTCGCCATGTCGGCGGCCACCAAGGCCATCACCGTCATCGCGGCGGCTGCGCGCAACCTCTTCTACTCGCGCAACGCCCTGATCCTCGCCGCGCGTCTCCCGGCCATGCCGGAAGGCGGCGATGACGCCGACGACGTGATGAACGTCACCGACCCGGTGTCGGGCCTGACCTTCCAGGTCGCGCTCTACCGCCAGTACCGCCGCATCAAGTACGAGGTTGGCCTGGCCTGGGGCGTGAAACTGGTCAAGCCTGAGCATTGCGGCATCCTGCTCGGCTAGGCCGGCGCTGTAGCGTGAGACCGGGGCCGGGCTTCGTGCTCGGCCCCACCGCCACCCTTCCCTGAAATCACATCCGGAGGACATCATGTCCGACACCTGCCCCGTCGTCCGCATCGCCGACGACAAGGCCCCCGGCGGCTTCGTTGAGATCAACGAGGCCGACTTCGACGCCAAGATCCACGAGGTCTATGTCGAGGCCGACGAGCGCCCGCTGGCCGACCTGACGGTCAAGGAACTGAAGGCCCTCGCCGAGGCCCGCAAGGTCGATCTGGGCGATGCGACCAAGAAGGACGACATCGTCGCCGCTCTGGAACTGGCCGCTGAGGCCGGCGCCGAGCCGGAGGCCTAACCGATGGCGCTGGTCACGGAGGACGGCTCGGGTCTGGCCGACAGCGAGAGCTTCATCTCCGTGGCCGCCGCAACCGAATATCACGCCGCCCGGGGCAATGCCGTATGGGCCGCTCTGGCCAGCGACACGGTCCGCGAACAGGCCCTGCGCAAGGCGACGGACTATCTGGGCCAGACCTACCGGGACCGCTGGTCCGGCTATCGGATCTCGACCACCCAAGCCCTCGACTGGCCCCGCTACGATGCTCCCCGCCGCGACCTTCCGGGCGATTCCTATTTCGCCTACTATGCCTCCGACGTGGTCCCTGCCGAAGTAGTCCGGGCCTGCGCTGAGCTGGCGCTCCGGGCAGCGGCTGGCGATCTGGTCGAGGACGAAGACCAGCGCATCGCCGCGGTCTCGGCCGGCTCGGTCTCGGTGACCTTCCAGCAGGGGTCCAGCCCCCGCAAGAGCTATCCCGCCATCGACGGCCTTCTCCGGCCGCTGCTGAAGTCTGGCGGCGGTATCTCGCTGGTCCGCGCCTGATGGGCATCCTCGACCGCCTTCCCGCCATCGTGAACGGCGCGTTGGGCTCGCTGGTGTTCAGCGACGGGATCCTGATGGTTCCCAGCACGCCGACCAGCGACGGGCAGGGCGGCTGGATACCGGGAACGCCCGTGTCGAAAGCCTGCAAGTGCTTGGTGGAGGACTTCTCGGACTTTCGCCGCCAATCGCTCGGGATTCCGGGCGGCGACCGGAAATTGATCCTGCTGGCCGCGTCGATCGAGGATGGCGTGATCCCGGCCGTCGGGCACTCGATCACGGCGGAGGGCCGGGACTGGCAGGTTGTCTCCGTGACGCGAGACCCGGCCGCCGCCACCTATGAATGCCAAGGCCGTTGACCCCATGACCGTCTCCAGCCATCATCAGGGCTCGACGGCTCGACGCTTTGGCGCGAGGCCGGGTTCCTCGGAACCGAAACATGGCAGGCAAGGCGTGGCCTGGTGTGGCGAGGCGAGCCTAGGTAGGGCGAGGCTAGTCAAGGCAAGGCACTTTGGGGCGGTCCTTCGGGGTCGCCCTTTTGCGTGGTCGGTCTAACATGGCCACCGTCACCATCGACCTCGCCAAACTTCAAGGGATGGCCGACGCCAAGGCCGTGAAGGGCATCCAGACAGCCGCTCTTAGGGGCGAGGCGATCCTCAAGGCGGACCTGCTGTCCCGGCCTGGCACGGGCGAGTTGTACGGCAAGCACAGGGCATCGGCCCCGGGAGAGCCGCCAGCGCCTGACACCGGACGGCTGAGAGCCGCGACACAGGCCGACGAGACGGTCCGCAATGAAGGTGGAGACCTGATCGGCCGCGTGGTGGCCAACACCGAATATGCCTCCGCACTGGAAACCGGCACGGAGCGCATGGCCGCCCGTCCCTATCTGTCACGGCTCAGGTCCGACCATGCCGATGATCTGCGGCAGGCGTTCATCGTGGGAGCGAAGGGATGAACTCCACCGCCACCATCTTCGCCCGCCTGACCGGGGACGCCACGTTGCTGGCCCTGCTGGACACCCACGCCGCCGTTCCGGCCATCTTCTCGGACCGGGCGCCGGACAGCTACATCGTCGGTCCGAAGCCGTGCCTGGTCATCGCCGCCCCCATGGATGACCGCCCCGTCGAGACCTTCACCGAAAGGGCCCGGGACATCATCCGCGACGTTCGCGGCTATGCGCCGGACACCGGATCCAGCCTCGCGCTCGACACCGTCATGGAGCGGGTCCGGTTCCTGTTCCACAACCAGCCCTCCGCGCTCACGGTGACCGGCGGAACGGTCCAGATCGCCCGCGTCACCGGGCCCGTCCAGTCCCCCACCACAGACCCCGCCCTGATCGGCCGCCGCGTCACCCTGCGGCTGGAGATCGAGGAAGCCTGATCCCCATCCGCGACCGTGGCAGGCGGTTCGCGCGTCCAACGCCATAACGGCGCCCTGACCCCTGCCTGAACCCGAAGGAGAAGACCCCATGGCCGATCTGGTCCAAGGCAATGTCACCGTCGCGATCAGCACCGGCTCGCCGGCTGCGTTCGTCACCATCCCCGGCGTCACGACCGCCTCCTATACCGGAGCGGCCCCGCGCGAGATCGACGCAACCGACTTCGATACCCCGGAAGGCGAGGTCGAAACTCTGTATGGCGCCCGCCCGAACCCGCCGCTGACGTTCCAGATGCACCTCGACCCGGCCAACGCCACCCAGGAACTGCTGTTCACCGCTGCTGCGGCCGGAACGAACGTCACCGTCCGGCTCGCCGCCAAGACCAAGGGCGTCACCTTCACCGGCAAGGTCGTCATCGGCGAAAGCCACGCCGTCGACGGCAAGCTGACCAGCGACGTCTCGATCCTGCCGGTCTCGGCGCCGGTTCGCGCGACCATCAGCTGATGAGCGACGAACGGCGAGGGATCGTCCATCTGCCCTACGGCGGCCGGACGGTCCCGATCCGGTTCACATGGACCGCGATCGACAGCCTGGGCCGGGTCGGTGTGGCCGAGTTGCTGGAAAAAGCAGGATCTGGACAGCCCGGGGACATGGCGGCGCTGGCGGCGCTCCTCGAGGCGGCCTCGGCCGGTGAGATCAAGGCTGCGGCCCTGATGCCCGACGACGCCCTGCCCTTCACCGAGGGATATGTGGCGGTCATCAAGGCCTGGACCGCCGCGGCCCGCCGGCCCTCCGGGGTTGAGCGTGACGCAAACCCTCTGAACCGCCTCTGGACGTCGTTGAAGACGCTCTGGCGGCGGCTCTGGCGGCGGGACTGACGGAAGCCGAGTTCTGGGACCAGACGCCCTACCTGACCCATCTCGCCATCCGGGCACGAGGCAAGCGGGCGTTCGAACTGGCGACGGCAAGCGGATGGTGGGCTGAGCGGTTCGCCCGCGAAGAGCGCCTTTCCAGTCTGCCGCACTACCTCAACCCCTCGGCTCCGGGCGAGGCGGACGACGGCGACGCCCTGATCGCGTCGTTCGGACTGATGCACGGCCTCGCAGTCGAAGACGTTGAGGAACCCGCCGCGCCAGAGTAGCGTCGCGGCATGATCGCATGGCTCATCATCGGAATACTCGGCGTCCTCGCCCTTTGGGCGCTGAGCGCCGTGGCCGAGAGCCTTCTGCGGCTGATCCTCGCAGTGGTGAAGAAACCGGGGGACTGACGGCGGCTTAGGCTGTCGCGGCTCTCTTCGGAATGTTGAACGGGCGATCCTTCGGGGTCGCCCTTTTCGTTGGAGGCGGCCGATGGCTGACGTGATCGGCGCCGCCGAGATCGAAATCCGCGCCACCACGCGACAGCTGAAGGCCGACATGGCCCGGGCGGAGCGGGAGGCGAAGGCCGATCTCAAGCGGGTCGAGGGCGCCGCCAAGGATGCCCAGCGCGAACTGAAGCGGGCGTTTTCCGACGCCGGACAGGACGAGTTCGAACGGTCGATGCGGGTCATCCGCAACGCCTCCGACTACACGGAGCGGGAGGTTCGGGACGCCGCCCAGCGCGTGGCCAAGGACCTGAAGGGCCGATACCGCGACCTTGGGGCCGACATCGGCCAGAGCTTGATGGGCGTCTCGCGCACCGCCCAGATCGCGTTCGCGGCCATCACGGCCTATTCGCTCAAGCTGGCGTCCGATGCCGGCGAGATCGAGAGCGCCTTCAAGGTCGCGTTCGGGTCCGCTGAGGCTGACGCCCGCAGCTTCTCCGACGTTCTGTCGGACAAGGTCGGGCGGGATGCCGTTGTCCTTCGCGAGCAGATGACCCGCCTGCAGCTGGTCCTGACCGGCACCGGGGTCGCTGCCGAGACCGCCGCCGAGATGGTCAAGGCCCTGACCGAGTCGGGTGTCGACGCCGGCTCGCTGTTCAACACCTCCGACGCTGAGGCGCTCCAGAAGATCATCTCCGGCCTGACGGGCGAGACCGAGCCCCTCAAGGCCTTCGGTGTCGTGATCTCGCAGGCGGCCGTCGAGGCCGAACTGCTGCGGCTGGGCTTCAAGGGCAACGCCTCGGAGGCCAGCGAGGCGGCCAAGTCCATCGCCCGGGCCAACCTGATCATCGAGGGGCTGTCGGTCGCTCAAGGAGATGCGGCCCGGACCGCCGACTCCGCCGCCAACACCACGAAACGGATGACGGCCGAGTTCAACAAGGCCGCCCGCGACCTCGGAACAGAGCTTCTTCCAGTCATGGTCCGGGTCTTCGGCGCCGCGACGGACGTCCTCAAGGCCTTCAACGACCTTCCTGGCGGCGTTCAGGTCGCCGGCCTGGCCTTCCTCGCCCTGATCGCGGCCGGAGGCCCCATCGCCGGCCTGCTGGCCAATCTGGCGAAGGTGATCAGCCTTGCACGGGCTACCCGGGCCGCACTGATTGCGGCTGGCGCGGCCGGCGCGGTCGCTGGGAGCGGTGCGGGTGCGGGCGCAGCGGCCGGCGCTGCTGGCGGCGTCATCCTTCCGGCCGCTGCCATCGCGGGAACACTGTCGCTGCGAGGCGACACCGGGCCTCTGGACATCGACGCCCTGATCCGGAGCCGCCAGAGCGAGGTCGAGCGCGCCTCTCCCCGAAGCCGTCCGGGACTGGAGCGCAGCCTTCAGGAGCTCTATCGGGTCAGGAGTGAGCGCAACGCCCAACTGGAGGGCTCCGCCGCCGCCGCCGTTTCGAGGCAGGCCCGGGACGCCGGGATCAGCGCCGGCCGCAATGAGGAGGCGTCGGTCGTCGGCGGGTTCGGTCTTCCGACCAACCTGCGCACCGGAGCCGGAGGCGCGCGTGGCGGGCGCGGCGCTACGGGGCCGACGCAGGCTGAAATCGCCGCCATGCGCGAGGCCTTGGCCCTGCAAGCCGCCCTCGATGTGGCCCGCGCATCCGGAGACGACGCGGCCATTCGCGCCGCTGAAGAGCGCCAGAACGTCGTCCGCCTGACCGCCGACTACGAGCGCGCCGGCTATGACGACGCCGAGGCCCGCGCTCTCGCCCAGGTCGAGGCGATCAATCAGGCCACGATCAAGCGCGAGCAGATGGCGGAATGGGAGCGCAAGTCGCTCGAGTTCTGGGAGGAGATCGGCCGGGCGCAGGAGCGGTCCAACGAACTGCTCGGGATGCAGCTTTCGGACCAGATCGAGCTGGCCCGCCTGTCGGGCGATGAAGGCCTGCTCAGGGACCTTCTTCGCGAGGAAGAAATCCGGCGCCGCATCGTCGATCTGATGCGCCTGACGCCCGGCCTGACCGCCGAAGCCGCCCGGACGCAGGCCGAGGGGACGAGCGCCGCCCGTGACGCAGCCGAACGGATCGGCGGGATGCGCGATGAGTTCCGCCGAGCCTTCACCGACGGCGTCGGCGCCGCGATCGACGGCGACCTCGGGTCCTTCTTCGAGAGCATGGCCGACCGCTTCACCGACAGGATGCTCAACAACCTGGCCGATGATCTCTTCGACCTCCTGAGCCAGGCCGCCAAGAGCATGGGGGCACAGAATGGCGGCGGCGCCGGAAACTGGATGAGCGCGGCCCTCAACTTCGTCGGGTCCACCTTCGGCGGCGGGAAGGCCGGTGGCGGCCGGGCCATGGGCGGGACCTGGATTCGCGCCGGAGAGCACGGGCCGGAAAACATCTACATGCCGAAGGACGGCCACGTCTTCCCGAATGGCGGCATGGCCGGAGGCGCCGGCGGAACGGCGCAGCGCCAGCCGGTCGTCAAACTGATCGTCGATGAGGGCGGCCTGTTTCAGGCCCGGGTCGAGGGCATCGCGGGACCGATCGCGGTTGAGACCGGCGGGGCGGCGTTCAGCGGCGCCCGCAATCAGGTGCCAGCCGACATGGCCAAGGCCAACCGCTACTCCCTGAGCCGCCCCCGATGAGCATTCTGACGCTGCCGACCGACCCCTCGCCGGCCAGCATGGGGATCGCGCTGATCTCGGCTCGGAACATCCTATCCCCGGCCTTCGGCGGCGACGAGCAGGAGATCCGGCGCAAGGGCGGGCGCTACGCCCTGACCTTCCAGATGCCGCCGACGACCTACGTCACGTCGATGGATTGGGACGACCTGATGTGTGAGGGCGACACCGTCCTGATGCGGGTCTTCCAGCCGGGCTTCGACACCGGAGCGCCGGGGACGCCGCTGGTCAACGGCGGGTCGCAGGCGGGGACCTCGCTGATCGTGGATGGCCTGACGCCGTACCACGTCATCCGCAAAGGCCAGTTCCTCAACGTCGTGACCGGCGGCCAGCACTTCCTCTATCGGACGGCGGCCGAGGTTGTGGCGTCGGCCCTGGGAGCGGCCACGATCACGCTGCGGACCATGCTGCGCCGCCCGCCGGCCGACAATGACGTGGTGAAGCTGGCGGAGCCGATGATTGAGGGCTTCGTGCGCGACATGGGCGACTACACGGTCGGCCCTGATCGTCTGGTCGGGCTGCAGTTCACGGTTCGGGAGCGCGAATAGTGGACTCCGCTCTGGTCACCGCCCTTCAGGCCCCGGCCCCGACGAAGGCGACGCTGGTCCGGTTCGACCTGCCGGGCGGCGCACTGTGCCTGACCGATGGAGGCTTCGTGGTCTTCGACGCCGGGGACGGAGAAGGCGACGAGACCTATCTGGGCCGCCATCCGACCTATGGCGTCCTCGGGTCCGTGCCTTCGATCAAGGACGGAGCCGAGGCGCAGACGACGCGGGTCGACATCGTCATCCTGCCGGCCTCCGAGGCCGCGGTCACGGCCCTGAAGTCCCCGACCCTGCAGGGCGTCCGCGTCCAGTGGTGGGAAGGCGCGATCAACCGGGCGACCGGTGCGCTGGCCGGTGAGCCGGAACTGAAGTTCGACGGCGAGTTCGACCGGGCCCGCATGACGGTCGGGGACAGCTGGGCCCTGACGATGGAATGCGGGACCCAGGCGGAGCGCCAGCTTGAGCCGAACGCCGACTGGCGGCTCAACCACTCCTTCCACTCGCTGATCTGGCCGGGCGAGCTGGGCCTGATCTTCGTGGACGGCGTGACCCGCAAGAAGGAATGGCGGTCCCGGCCGGAGAATCCCGGCGTGTTCAAGCGGTTCCTGCGCTCGCTCACCCCATGGCGGGATCAAGGCTGATGGGAACGCTTCGACAGCGCCAAAAGGCCGTGCAGGCCTGCATGGACCGGTTCGCCGACAAGCCCTTCGAGCCGGGCGTCCGGGACTGCGGCAAGCTGGCGGCGCACGTCCTGCACGGGATGGGGCGCAAGGCCAAACTGCTCAACGGCTGGCGCGGCAAGTCGTGGGGTTCGGCCGTCCGCTACATCGAGGCCAAGGGCTTCGGCTCGCTGGTCGAGTTGGTGGACGCCATGGGGCTGGAGCGCATCGCTCCGGCCGCCGCCCTGCCGGGCGACCTGATCGCCATGCCGACCGATGCCGAGGGCTTCGGCTGCTCGCTGTCGGTGGCGCTGGATAACGGCCGGGTGTTGGGCCTCAACACCGCGACCGGCCTGATCGAGCCGATGATCCCTCATATCTTCGTCTGCGCCTGGAGGGTCTGACTTGCCATCGATCCTTGCCGCCGCAGCGACCGCGGTCAAAGTCGTCGCGGCCACCGCGCCCGCCGCCACGGCGCAGGCCGGTGCGATGGCCAGCCTGAAGACGATCGCCTTCAACGCGCTTCAGAACGCGCTGATCACGGCGGCGATGTCGGTTCTGCAGCCGCAAGTCGGGCAGGCGGGCCGGACGTTCGAATGGTCGATTGACCCGGACGGCCCGATCCCGTTTGCGGCGGGCGAGGTCGGCGTCGCCGGGGCCGTCGTCCACCGCGACACCTTCGGCCCTGACCTGATGTATTACGGCCTGCCGTCCGTGCTTTCGGGCGCCGGGCCGATCGACAGCATCGTCAGCTTATCGGCCGACGATGAGCTGGTGACCTTCGACGCTGACGGGAAGGCGATTACCAGCCAGTACGCGAACGAGCTCTGGTTCAAGTCCAAGCTGGGGGCGCAGCCTGACACGGCGCTGGTTACGCCCACGGGCCTCAAGAATAGCGTCGTCCTGCCCGGCTGGACCTCGGCTCACAAGCTCTCCGGCAAGGCCAGCTATCTGGTCGTCATGGGGGAGAACAGCAAACAGACCGCCTTCCCCACGGGCGAGATCAAGCCGCTGGTGGTTCTCCGCGGCCTGAAGGTCTGGGATCCGCGGCTGGACAGCACATGGCCGGGCGGGTCCGGCCTCTGCCGTCTCGATGATCCCTCGACCTGGGCCTATTCCGACAACCCGATCCTGTGGGCGCTGAAGTGGTCGCTGGGCCTGTGGGAGGGTGCAACGGGCATGGGGGCCCCGCAGGTCGACTATCAGGTCGGCGGCATCGGGGCGAAGCTGTCGGGCATCGACGTTCCGACCTTCATCGCCGCGGCCAACATCGCGGACGACAACGGCTGGACCTGCTCGGCCTATCCGAACACGGACGACGACAAGCATCAGGTTCTGACCGCCTTCCTTCAGGCCGGCGGCTGCGTCTATGCGCAGCGGGCGGGCAAGATCAGCTGCATCCAGCGGGCGGCGCCGCGGACCAGCCTGGTCACCGTCTCGGTCACCGACACGGCCGGGCCGATTGAGCTCGACACCGCAGCCAGCCGGATCGACCGGGTCAACACGATCCGGCCGCGCCATTGGAGCCCGCTGCATCGCTGGCAGATGACGGCCCAGCCGGAGATCAAGAACGCCACGGCGGTCACCGCTGAGGGCAAGCGGACGCGGGGGCTCGACTTCCCGTTCGTCAACAATCCGACGCAGGCCGGGCAACTGGCGGCGCTCCAGATCGAGAACACGCGCGAGCCTCTGGCCGGGGTGATCCCGCTCAAGCCGCACCTTCAGCGCATCCGGCCGGGCGACGCCTTCACCATCACCGAGCCCGGCTTCGTGCTGGACGGCCAGAAATGCCTCTGCCTGAACACCGACTATGACCCCGCGACGGGTATTGTCCGGGTGTCGTTCGTCTCTGAGACCGACGACAAATACGATGCGCTCGGCCTGACCCCTACCGCTCCTGATGACACGACGTGGACCCCGAACGACCCGACCGTGACGCCGCCGGGTGTGAGCGATTGGGTGGCGACGGCGGGGACCTTCACGGGCGACGACGGCTCGATCCTGCCGACTGTTGTCCTGTCGGGCGCGGTGGACAACGACGTTGTCGATCAGGTCATCTTCGAATATCGCCGCGTCGGAGACACAGACTGGTCACCGGACGGCACCGCGGCCCCGGACGTGACGCTGAAGCGCATCGCCGGGCTGGCCCAAGGGGATTGGGAGACGGCGGTTTCGTACCGCCAGGGACGGCGGACCTCGGCCCGGACGGTTCTGGCGCCGGTCACGGTAGCGCCGGTCAAGGCGTCGACCTTCGTCGATGCCGGCGCCCTCGCAGTTCTGGACGAAGCCGACACAGCGCAGATCACGCCGAACGCGGTCACCAACTACGCCTCCGCATCGACGGCGGCGGCGCAGACCCTGACCGGAACGACGCCGAAGAAGATTGCCGAACTGACCTATGTCAGCACGGGCGGCCGACTGGAGATCCATGCCAACTTCTTCATGACGGTTTGGCACCCGGCGGCGGGCGACATCGAAATCCAGACGCAGATCAAGCGCACGGGCGTGGGCAACGTCTTCGATCTGGTTGTGCCGGCCATTGGCGGCGACCTCTATCAGGGCTGGCAGACGCCGACCGTGGTCGAGACGCTGGCGGCCGGGACCTACACCTATGAGGTCTGGATCACGCTCAACAACAGCGGTGCAGCGACACAAGAGGCCATCGCCACGATCCTGAGCGTGCGGGAGGAGAAGCGATGACCGACCGCGCACTCATCATCGACACCTCGACCGGAGCGATCCTGCGCAAGTTCGTCGGGCCACCGTCGATGCTGGCCGCCAATGTCGGCGCCGGCGAGTCGGCGTTCCAGATCACCGATGACGACGGCCTGCACATCGACGACGGCAACATCGTCATTGATGAGACGGGCGCGTGGGCGGCCCGGGAGGGCGCACCCGGAGGGCTGACGCTGCCGACGACCGAAATCGAATACGTCGCCCTATAGGGCCTGAAGTCGAGACAACCCGCCATGAAACAAGCCACGCAAGGGGCCGCCGAATGACGCCTGTAAACGTACCGATCACGGTCTGGCGCAATGGTGACTACGCCGAGACGTGGATTGTCGCCGAGAGCTTCGACACGTCCGGCAATGCGGTCAATGTCCAAGACCTGACCGGCTGGACCGCCGCGCTTCAGGTCCGGCTGTATGGACTGGCTGGCGGCTCCGCTCTGGTCGCACTCGGCGTGGTCACCACTGCCGTTGACGGCGTCCGGTTCATTGAGCCGACCGCCGGGCAGATGGAAATCCGCATCTCCGACGCAACGCTGGAGCCGCTGCCTGTGGCGGGCAAGGCTGGGGCTTCGGTGACCTTCAAATACGACCTGATGCTGACCGACCCGACCGGGTTCGAGCAGCCCTACGCCTATGGCGACTTCATCGTTCAGCCCGGAGTGACCCGCTAATGACCGACGTTAAACTGGCGCTGCGCGGTCTGCGCGGCGAGAGCTTTGCTGATGTGGCCCGGCGCGTCGGCGACTTTGGTGGCCTGCCCGTTCCGCCCGAAGCGACGGACTCTGACGTGCTGGACTTGATGGAGGACAGGGTCGCCGAGTTGGTGGCCGCGTCCGGCTTTTCCCTGATCGCTCCGGTTCGGGCCGCCACGACCGAGAACATCACACTCAGCGGAGCGCAGACGATTGACGGGGTCGCCGTAGTCGCGACCGACCGGGTGCTGGCAAAGAACCAGACCTCGCCAGCGGAGAACGGCATCTGGGTCGCCTCGGCAGGCGCTTGGTCGCGGGCCTCCGACTTCAACGAGACCAGCGAGGTCGTCAAAGGCTCTTACGTCATTGTCAACGAGGGCGCGACGCAGGCCTCGTCGGCGTGGGTTCTCTCAACAGCAGGATCCATCGTCGTCGGAACGACGGCGCAGTCGTGGATACTGTTCAGGGACTACTCCGCGGCCAATGTGAACTTCACGCCGGCCGGAACCGGAGCGACCCCTCGCCCGGCTCAGGACAAGATGCAGGAGACGCCAAGCTTCGGCGATTTTGGCTCCACGCTGGCCAAGCATCAGGAAGCGATCGACGCCCACTCAAACATCTTCATGGCTCCTGGCGTGGCGACCTTCTCGGGTGGCTTGATCTTGAGCGGCACCGACGACAAGCGCATTCACGGGGCCGGGTGGGGAGCACTCTTTGAGCACTCTGGTTTAGACCCGCTCTTCACAATCGGCTCGACAGCCGGGCAACAGACCGCAGATATTCGTCTGGTAGACTTCCGCGCAGACGGAAATAATAGCTCGCCCGAATTTCTTGATCTAAAGCGCCAGCAGAGCTTTTCCATGGCCGGAGTTAGGGCAAACAACTTCACTGGACCGGCGATACGGCTGGATCGCTGCTACTCCACAAAATACATTGATTTCTACCTGAACAATAACGGCGGCGGTATTCACGCGGGGCCGTTTGTCGATGATGGCGTGACCCCGGCCGGGAACGATTTTATAACAGTCGCTTTCGGAAACGTCCTCGCATCTAGTGGAGACGGCATATACATTGCGGGCTCCTGCCCTAGCTTTTGCGCCTTCCGCATTGATCTTGAGGGCAACAATAGCGCTACAGGAACAGCCGCTCTAAATATCGAAGCAGGCTCGCTCGGAAGTCATTCCGCCGCTGTTAGCGTGATGAGTAACTATTTCGAGAATAACCACAAACTTAACGTGAGCATCGGCGCGGGAAGTGGTGCTCGCGAGGTCCGCGGACTTATTTTCACCGGAAACAACGTAAACCCCGGATCGGTTGACGCCGCAACTAACGCAGCCGTTTTCGATCATGTAACGAATGGCTTTATTGCCGGTAACTATTTCTCCGGTTCAAATCTAGTTTTTTCTTCGAGCGTAAGCCGAATGCTAGTCGGGCCGAACTACTTTGCGGCTGATTCTACCGATAGCGTTTGGGGAACTGATCTTCCGCCGATCCAATATATGCACTCCGCAGTCGGCAAGGACATGGTGTTTGGTTGGAGGGCAGTCGGCTGGCCTCTTGGCCACCGGGCGGGACTCATGCGCTCCGGAGATGTTTTTAGTGTCGCCGTAAACTATAGTCAGGTCTCAGGGGCGACGACAGGCTGCACGCCTGATGACACTGGTTACGGCAGCGTCGGCATAGAGATAGACACCGAAAAAGTGCGGGTTTTGCGCGCCCCAGCAGGAGTCGGAACGCGAACGCTGGCTCACGGCACTCCTGATATTCCCGTCGTCGTCACGGCCAGCCTTCCCGCCGCTAGTGCTTTCATGGACGGGCAGATGATTGTCGAGGACACCGGGGCCGCTCTGAACCTAATCATATATGGGGCAGGTATCCGGTCGCGGATCAACGCAACGGTATTCTAGTCTTCTTCCTGACGGCGGGGCAACAACCCCGTGGCCCACGGAACGAGCGTGAGACTAGAGGGCGGTGCTAACTTCGCGGTCGGTGATGATGACACGATCGCCATGCTTTGCGTCAACGGCACGAAGTGGGTCGAGACTGCCCGAAGCAATAACACCTGACGGCGTTGCCTTCTGTCTCGGCAGGACAAGGCGTCGCTCTACCAGTCGGTAGAAGGCCCAGCCGACAAACAGGCA